CTTATCTTTATCGGGAATATTAAATTTAATCAATCCCTTTTCAAATGCTTCCTTATCTAAAGACCTAATAAATTCGCTTTTGTTATTCATTTTTACCTCCACTGCATTTTTACCATGTTAATAGAAAAACACTAGCAACTTTTTCTCGCCTCATTATACCATAATCGTCTACCCAATCTACCACACCTGTTCTTTCTACCTTCCAACCTTGTACTTCAAAGTATTCTCTAATTGGTTTACAAAATTTTCTTCCAACGCAGGGGACTTCAACTACAACAGGATTGATATTATTTCTTGCTCCCTCAGAAATTGCATTGTTGATAATTTTAATGGCGTTTTCAATTTCATTGTTAAATTTATTCATGCTCAACCCTCCCTAAGAGCAAGCTCCTTATTTTTGTCTCGTTCTGTAATAAATCCACACTCAGGGCAATGATAATTATATGCTGCCGGACTCCATACTTCCATTCTACATATAGGGCAAAGCCAACTATCAGCATTGTCAATCCATTCTAATGTTTTCATTCTAACGTTAATTTGTTCTCGCATTTAATTTCCCATCCATTCATACCCAAAACCATTTTCTGTTGTATACCAAATTTCCTTAATTCCCATATCCTTAATCATCTTTTGACAAGCTGAACATGGCTTTGCAAGAGCCTTAACTCCATTCTTATGTTCACGATAAACATAGAGCTTAACCTTGCTAAAGTCAATATCAAGATAACGAATCTTAGTCAAGCAAGCTACTTCGGCGTGGGTACAGTTTGAGTTTTTAAATGGTGCTTCTACCTGATAATTTCTTTCTTTGTTATATCGTTTTTGCACAGGCGAAGTTTTACAGGAATTATATCCCGTAGCAAGTAAACTCCCACGGTAAATAGCAACCGCCCCAAGTTTATGTTTGGTGAAATCAGATTGTGTACTCGCTTCTTTTGCCATATCGAGATATCTGTTGATTTTTTTATTGTTAAACTGTGCCATAATATCGCTCCTTTATGGGGTTATCATAGCACAGTTTGATTACCTTGTCAATAGAGAATTTTAATCAGGCCACTTAAACAGCAAGGGACGACTATCATATTCAGAAGTGCCGGGAACAGCAGTTTTTTTGCAACGCAAGCATGGGTCAGAATCTTCGTCCATACTAAAGTTGGCACAATCAATACAATCGCCAACAGCATCATCGAGGTCAGGTAAGGAGCGATTTTCCTCTTTTTCTTCAAGCTCTTGAATTAAACGATTGATATACCATTGTGCTTTTTTTACGTCCTCCAAGCCGTTTTTCTTTTCAAACCTCCAAAGATACTTAATTGCATTAGCTACACAAATAGCTTCAATTCCAGTTTTGCCTACTGTCGCTGCTTTTAGAGCATCAATACACTCAATACCGCCTTGGATATAGTGAGACGGGTGATTAACATTATCAATCATACAATATCCTCCATATTTTCTTCTTCAAAGTGAATTTCTTGATTAAATTTATTCTTTAACACATCAATCGCTTGTTGTGGCGTGATGTAAAAGAACTCTCTGTCAGGAGCCACACGCTTGTCATCAAAATAATGGTGCATTTGTGTTTCAAGCTCGAAACAATCGTCGTTAAAAACAAAACAATGAGTCTTGAACGAATAGGGCAGAGAACTTGAGCTAAGTTCACGAACGCGGATGGTAGGGTTCAATCTTTTGGTACAACCAATTTTTACCATTCCAGGTAAGCTAGGCGAACTAATCACATATAACCAACCAGCATTACTATGTTCACGGCGATATTTTAAATCATCTATACGTTTGTCAATTTTAGCCATTTCAGCTTTAATCTCTTGCTGTTCTTCTTCTGTCAACGCTTTAGCAAAAGCAATGTCCATAGATTTACGTTCTTTTTCAAGTTGCTCTTGTTCTTTGGCGATTTCTCCCAATAGTTTTTCTTGTTCTCGCATCCGCTTACGTTCTTCACGAAGTTGGGCTTTCTCTTTGGTCTTTTTAATCTTTAACTCAAGTGTGCATTGCAGGATTTCAAGACGCAATTCAAGATATTTAGGATTCAAATAAATACCAATCATTTTACCTTGTTTATTAAATTTTTCAAAAGAATTCTGAATTAGTTCGCAACTTCGTTTATAATTAGTTTCTGTTATAGATTTTGTTTTGATTTGAACATAAGTATTAAAACCGATTAACAAATTCTTACCATAGACAATTTGAAATTTTTTACCTTTAGTAACAGATTTGTCGATTGTATAAGTTCTTTCAACGATGATAATTTTATCTTTTATTTCAAGTTCGCCAAGTTCTAATTCCAGTGCAAAAATTTTATGTTCAATTTCATCATCAGGCATGGTAGGAATATATTTCTCATACCCGATTTCTTCCAGTTCTCCAAAACCGGAATCAACCAAACGGATAGATTCTAGTTTTTCATTTAGATTGATTTGAGCATCCGCAATTTGTTTGTCAAGAGATTGTTTTAGCGTTTTAAAATTGATTTGTGCCATATCTCTTTGCTTGATAATTTCATCGACTTGCTCTTGTAAATTTTCTTTTTTACTTATCAGCTGATTTAGTTCTTCTTTTTCTTTTTGCCGCCGTTGTTTCAAGCTCTTCAGAAAATTCAGCATTGAAATCATCTCCAAAAACAATTTTATCAAAATCCAAAGGATTGTCAGATTTGCTTTTTGTAATCTTTTTGGTTTTGTCGTAAAGCTCAAACCTGGGGCGTTTTGAATTCAAGTCATAGATTACATATGGCGTGTTTAAAAATTGAACTACAATTCGGCCTTGCTTTGTTTTAGCCATTGGCTTCACCTCGTATAGCAAGTATAGCTTTTATTCTGCACAAAGTCAAGGATTATTTTATATTGAAATTTATCAATGATTTTAAATCTAGAA